TTCCTTCTCAACTTTTCATCTCGCTCTCTTCTCTTTGCCTCTTTTGCTGCTTTTCTCATTTCTCTAGTTTCAATACCCATCATTTGCGCCAGCTCAGACTCTTGTACGCCCAGTTGTTCAGCAATAGCTTTTCTTTCATACCTTTCCATCTGGTCGAAAGTCTTACCAGTCATTTCAAACGCTCTCTTCATGGCATCAATTCTTTCTTCCTCTGTCATGTTCATCATTTCTAAGCTATTCAAGTAGTCTCCACCTAAAATAGCATTCAAGTTGCCAACTGATTGCGCAGCACTATCAAACGTGTCATATTTCTTGGCCACTTTATATAAGACATCCATTTCTAAGCCAGCAGATTTTGCTTGTGCTGCCAAGCCTTCGAATACTTTCTTTGCGCCTTTGCCATGAGCCATTAGGCTCGGCATCATCTTGGACCAATTGCCAAGATACTGTGCCGAGGTTTGGCCAAAGGCATTTGCAGAAGCGGCCATGCCATGCATCGTATCCATTGCTTGCTTGCCAGACATTCCCATTCCTCGCGTCATCGCCTCAATATTTGCGCCGGTTTCGCTAGCGCCAATGCCCAGCTCCGCAAGTTGCGCAGCGCCACGAATCATAAATTTCTGATTTTCTTTACTTGCTGTTGTCAAAGATTTAAGTGTGGTGGCCAAGTCTGCTGCGGCAGCAGCTGCTTGTTGGATGTTGACGCCTGCGCCGAGATCCATTGCGCCTGCAACAGCGCTGTGCATTTCGCCAGCATCGCCAACTGACTTACTGAATCCCGCCACAGCTTCCGTAAACGTCCACATAAATTCAATAGTGGCAATCTGTACCTTTGAGATTATAGAAGATATTATCTTTATAGGATGCACTGCTTGCCATAAGGAGCCTGCGAATTTCGTCATAACTGTCAAAGCAGCTTTTGTTCTAAAAAAGAATTCGCCGGCTTCTTTGTTCGCCATGGCTAAATTGCTATACGATTTCCCAATAGCTAAAGCAGTATCAAACCAAGCCGATGTGCCCATCAGCACCTTACTCGCTATATCGCCAGTCAAAGAATCGACCTGTTGTGTTGCTTCTGCCACAGCTTTTATCTTATTGTGCTGTATGTCTAATTTCGCATTAGCTTCCTTTAGGTTGGCCACCTCTTTTTTGGCAGCGGCAAGCCCTTCGCCTTTCGCTTTTGCAATTCTCAACTCAAGCTCAGCTTGCTGCATCAAGTCGCGGTTAAGTTGTTTGCCGGCGGCCATGGCCCTTTCTTGAATATGGGCTTGTTCTGCTGCGTTTTTGGTAAACGAGCCCATTAGGCCAACCGTTTCCTCGCTGGTTGCCTTGAGGGCGTCTCGAGTGCTATCGATGCTGGCTTTAAGGTCATCAAGCTGTGAGCTTAGCCTATCAATCTTTTTCTGATCTATCTCTTCAGTCATCTAGGGCGCCCTCTTTGCACTTCTAACTAATCTTTATCTCGAGAAGGGCCATTTCAGCCCCGTTAGTCTCTGAAATTTGTCAATCCCTTTGTTTAGTAGAGATTTGTTCTTTAGTAGAGATTTGTTCCTATATGTGGTTGGGTTGTCTAAGCCATTATCCTTCCAAGATTGAAGATACCTCTTCTCTCTGTTCATGACGTTGGCAAAGCTTCTTACTTCAGTCGGCGTTCCTTTTATTGAGACAGGTATCGAGTTGCCTCTAAATAATTGTGGCATCATCCATCTGAGTATGGCATTGAAAGTGAGAATCCAGCTTTCGTCCAACTCTCCTTTCTCATTTCTCATTTTTTTAAAATCAATTACTTTCTCTACTAAGTCGCCATCTTCATACATAAGAAAACCTCCTGCGGATTATAAAATAAATAGTTTAAACAAAAATAAAAGGGCACTAGGCCCTTTTACTTACTCGCGGCATCAGCTTCGTCTTCTAGTTGTTTCGCCAACCTTTCAACAAACCAATTCCTCAACTGAATGGGTAGATTATATGCTTCTATGAAGCTCCAACCACCATAATACTTAAGAGCAAAAAACTGCTCATAAACTGACTTTATGTACTCATCTGTCAGGCCAAAAAAAGTCGGCGGTAAAAGGCACCTCCATGGCCTGCTCGTGATCACACTCTTCGCAGACGAACTCCTGCTTCATTTCAATATTTGGTGTTAACTTGGTAAAGACTTTCCTTAGAAATCTAGAGTCTGATGCTGGCATGTTTTCCAAGAAACTTTCTATCTTGACAAAGTTCTCTACTCCGTCCAGAGAGACAACGAAACTCTTAAAATGTTCTATTAGGGGACGATCTTCAATCTTCTTTTTCTTTTTCATCTCAGAGATTGCCGAGACTCGCTTCTCATCAACGCCGGTTAGTAACTTTACTTCAGCGGTGACGCCAGTCTTAGGCAGTCTAATTAGAAAAGTACCGACAGGCGTCTCTTGAGCATGCTCTTTGAGTTCTTCGTCTTCGACACTATCCCAATCTATTGGGCCCTTGAGCGGGCAACTGTCCAAGTCAAAAGTATGGACCGATGTTAAGCCGCAGCCTGGACACATAACACTTGTTTTATATTCAGGCCCATAGCCGGCTATTCTTGCCCCTATGAGAAGTGCGTTCTTATCTCCGATAAGCATGTCTTCAATCTTGAATGATTTGTCTACCAACAAGCTCTGTAAGAGCCTGTCAAATACAATTCCTTTCTTAATCAAAGATTTGCTTGTTAGAAGATCTTCTTCCTTCGCCGTCATTTCTTTTATCTCTACTGACTCTCGGCCTTGAAGAGGGTGCCCCTCTTCATAATATTTTCCTTGAGACGGTAAATCTATCATCGATGTGGGAGTCACATACGTTAGCACAGGCCCTCCCCTTTCTTCGAAAGAATCATTCGCCACAAAAGGTACAGCCCCAGATTCCTTCGCACCAGTCGAAGGTAATCCGAGGCGTTCCTCGTTAGTTTTTCTAGTCATTTAAACCTCTTTTTCTTTGTTTGTCTTTATTTAGGCGGGAATTCCATCTCGAACCAGTCATATCTAATGGTCATTGTAATGTCCACTAATGCATCTGCTTCATAAGATAGCTCGCCGCCGAAATCGACAGATTCTATCCAGCTATTTTTCAAGAGCATGGTATCTTGCAGATTTCCATCGCCGTCAAGCTGTTTAATTCTCACATCTCCCATAGCTGCGGTGCCAAGTCTCTTGCTTACCGTCGAAGCCTGGTCGCCAGGACCAACGGAAGAATCTATATCTCTGGGCAACACATATCCGGACTCCTGTAGAAGAGTATATAAGGCCGCGGAGGAGTTTGGATTCATCGGATCAGTAAGAGTTACTGTGACTGGATCATAAGTCACATTCCCAGGAAAATAGAAAGTATGGTTCAAAAATTTATGCTCTGCTGTATTGACAGTCATTTTCGGTTTCGTTACTTTCTTCGCAATATATGCGATTTGACTGGCCAGCCCATCAATGCCACTGATGTCAACTAGCCAACGATGTTGTCTCCTAGGATCGGTTGTTATTGCTTCACTCCAAAATGCCATTTCTTATTTTCTCCCTCTTTTATAAGCGTTATTATAAATAGTTTTACTTTTTATTTTAGTCCTCAAAAGATGCTCCTGATCTCGTAATAACAAAATCTAAAGCAATAAACTCAATGGCGCGCGCAGGTTTCAAGAAAATCTTTGCATACATAATATTCCTATCTACCAAATCAGGCGTAGTCGTAGTCTCATCTAGGACAATTTTATAATCAGTTAAGCCTAGGCGCACCTTTACGCTGGCCAAGAATGGATTTGCTTGCCCCAAGAACCTATCCCACGTTGCCGTGACGTTCTGGTCGAAGAGTAGCGTCGCAGCCATTCTTGAAATCTCTCTCTTGACGAAAATCATAAGCCTTCTAACGTTAACTCTATCAAGCGCAGATTGCGTAGCTTGGAGGGTCGATTGATTTGCGCATCATACAACTTATCTCTTTCCTTGGAAGTCAACCTTTGTCGCACATTGGAGACGGGCAATCCCGCGCTTCCCTCTGTAAGTCCGCCTCTCGTAAATCCAGCAGGAGCGAACCAAATTTCACTCGTTGCCTGACTTGAAGCAAACGTCCCCAAAGCTACAACACTTGGAGGTACCCACAAAGAACCTCCGGTAGTTACTGTATCAGTAATCTGCACCCATGGATAGTATGCGCATCCATAGCTGCTGTTGATGCCTCTTTGATTTAGTGTAGTGATCGTATTGTCAACAGAGCCCAACTCTACGGATGTGTCCTCAGTGAGTGGCGCATAGCCATTTTCTAAGTCGATAATCGCAAGAGCGTCGGATCTTGCCTCGCAAACATCAAGAATCTTGCTTGTAAGCGTAGGCTCTGTAAGGCCCGGTATCGACATCAGGTTACATTCAACCACTTCTGCATCTGAAACTGCGTCTATCGCCCTCTCAAGTGATGCGTAAGCGTATGAAGATGCTCCGTCTTGGCTAGCTAGCCCTGTATTCCTAAAGGGTTCTCTCTCTAAAATGTTGAGCCCTTCAAAGCCACCCTGCAAAACAGTAGTAAACTTATCAAACCCAGCATCAAGAACATCTTCGTATGATCCCTTAGAAGTGATAGAATCTCCGTTCACGCGGGATCCCGACTCGTAAGAAGCCAGCGTTCCGGCAGAACCAGTTATAATATCATCCAAAGAGAACACCCATTGGTATTCGAGAACATCTGTGGTGGATACTGTGACATCATCTAAGTTGCTCACTTTTCGCCGTACCACATCAACAATATCCTTTTGCTTTCTGTTGCTCAACTTCATATTTGTAGTTGCCCCGAAGTAAGCGTCTTCTTGGTTCGTTATAATTCCTTCCGAACTATCAATTCTTAATGGTACTTCTGGAAACACGAAAGAACATGTCAAGTCGGCAACGCCGCCGGCATGCATCAGATCGCTGGCTGGAGCCAAAGAGCGTGGGATACTTGCATTACCTAAGATGAACTTATCGTCATCATATGCATCCGCTGTTCCACTAGAAAGCAGGAGTCCTGTGTATCTGGATGGCCCAAAGGCACCATATGGGAGAAACTTAGGATCAGAAACGCCGTTTTCAACCTGCTGGTTGATATCGACTCTAACATATCTAGACTGATTGACGTAATCCCCGTATTGTTGATAGAGTTTCTTCGTGGAATCCCAAACTGTATAGGCATCTCCTATAACTCTCCCAATATATTTCGAAGAATTTGGATTCAAGTTAACGTTGCTATACTGCTCTACGGGAGACACGTTGTTGTCACTATCGTCGGTCCTTCTAATCTCTACCGAAAAAGTGCCAAATGGCTTATCCTCATTGGGAGAAGCCGTAATGTCTTTAATTGAAATCTTAAGATTTGATTGTGGCCACTCTCCTCCATTCAAAGATACAAACCTAAATAGCTTTTGCATACTCTCTGGATTGTAAGATGTGGGATTACCCAAATCCTGTGAAATGAACCAGCCCGTAGAAGCTTGGCCTCCGCCAGAGCTATCTTCCGAAGGCATGTCCTGTTGGTGTTGCTGCGCGGTGGTGCCGGAAGCTAGTCCAAAAATGACACCTAAAGATCTGGTGGTGCTATCTAACTTATCTTCCACCATTCTCTCGAATGTCTCTCCCAAGAAGTATTTCTTGGTATCGGCTGTCAGATTCATAGCAGTGTTCAAGAGAGTGGGATTTGTGTTGAACACGTTGCGAATGAAAAGCTTGCTATTTTCGTTGAAGTTGAATGAAACCTTGTCTGTCACGCCAGACGAATCTCTAACCTGTACAGTGAATTGATGCTCGGAGGTGGTGTCTGATTGAAACAGTCCTGCTGTGCCGGTGGCGAGTGTCGCAGCATCTGCCATTGTTCCAGAAAGCTCAACGACGCCTTCAGAGCAGTAGAATATCGCGGCTAAAGAGCCAGTGCCAAGCGCTGACATTGTGGAGCCTGAGTCAACCATGAAAAGGCCGAAGGCGCCACCAGTGGCGTCTGACGTTGAGATGGAAGATGTGCTAGCCATCCAGCCGGCTTCGCCGGAACCAACAGTGGCGTTTGGATCTTCAATTCCTGCCAAGCGAACAAATGTCAAAGGAGTTTCATTTCTCATGTAAGCCTGAGCGGCATATGTCGCATAAGAAGGGGCCGAAACATTCGGTCCAGCTCTCCAAGTATCGTTGGCTCCGCCGCCAAATATTGGTTCTCCAAAAGTCTCGACAAATTCACTAAAAGAATCAATCTGAACAGGGCGCATGCTGGGGCCCTTAAGTGATCGCCCCGTAATGGTCGGGCCGATGCCTCGTGGCAATGCTGGCAATTGAGAATTATCAATCTCCTTTGCAAATACTCCTGGTGATACAAACTTAAATTTTCTAACTGACATGGCGGTGTGCTCTCCTTATGAAAATGGGGGTGCTCTTAGCACTATTTTATTGTGGTACTTTTACCTTCTGTAAATAGTTTTAAGATCTTGCAAATGCTTTTTATTCTCTATAGCGTCCCCAGTTATTTTCGTGCGTTGGAATATCGCCGAAAATAACCCTCTCTCTTGGAAGCTTTAGTTCAACTGCGTTTTCCCTTTCTACTATGCGTGGGGATTCTTGATTGTTGCCAGATCCTATCAAATATCCTAATATCTTTATATCTATTGAAGTCTGATATATCCTCTCTTCTTCTGCCATTTCGGCAACGTTGTTTTCTTGCGTATATGGAGGTTGCATAAATCCTTCATATCTGTGACCACTCTCCTTCAAGACAAAGCTGTTGATCCCTCCGGTGGTCACCATGAAGGGTTGGCTCAATTCGTTGATTTGTTGCTGATATTCTGCCCTTAGCATTATCTTATACATTACCGTAACATATACCGGCATTGGAATAGTACGACTCGTGTATACAATCTTGGGGTTTACCGGCTTGACTTTGAAGTTTATTTGTCCGTATTTCTTCTTGGCATCAGCATTTTGAAAGTTCTTGGTTTTTGTTTGGTTTATAACCCTGTCCAAAGGTATAGAACCTCCTCTGTAATCATTCACTGGAAAGATGTTGGCTTGTAGGCCACCTTTAAAAGAGAGATCTTTCTCTACAGATACACGCTCTATTGTAACCAAAGGAAGAATAAGGGCGCCTTCTTTGTCCCTAAGACCTTTGCTTCTCTTAGACTGATATGCCCTTTCCGCAGATGCCCAAATGACAGGCGCCTTTATCCAACCGCGGTTCGTAGTTGCAAAAACATTAATATAGTCGTTGACCCAGTTAAACATCGATGAGTCTATATTTTCTAAATTTGACGGTTCTAAAATCGTAATCTTCTCTTTATCTGCCATTGTTCATTTCTCCTATGGTGTCTTGTAAAATGGGCTCGGAAACCACTCACAACCTTCACAAAAATACCACTTATTAGATATAATAAATGGTCCAACCGGCGAAGGGCCGGCGTCCGAAAGATAAAACTGGTATCCATTGTACTTGCATGAATCTGCAACAAACTCTTCTAACGTTCTATAGTTCAAAGAATCAACATCGGCAGCAGACAAAGTAGGCACACATATCTTACAATCATCTGGTATCGTCAGAACCTCAATATTAACTATTCGCTCTTGCGCTAGCTTGTATTTTGTAATAGCTACGGCCGGCAAAGCAGCCTCTTCGAATATGCCATCCCTGGCTCTTATACACTTGGCCGCGATCTCCATCTTGTGATCAATCTGGCCAAAAAGCTGTCTGGGCTCGTTTAGAGAAACAATTTCATAGAACAGCCGTCCATAGAGAATAAAGTCCCCTTCTTGCACCTGCAAATCTTGATCTTCCGTCAACCTTCTCTTGTGAAAGTTTATAGTGATGCTGGATCTTCTATCTATTCCATAGTTAGTCGTGTCAGTCTGTTGGCCGTCCCACGTCACAAGAGCATTTACTCTGACTGGTGAAAGAAAGCTCTTGTGTATTGCTTCCCCATATAGAGAATGGAAATTTGTATGTTTCAAACTCACCGGATAGTAGAGAATAGTTTGACCTATTACTCTTTCTATGAGTTCATCATTTACTTGCTTTACAAGGTTTCGTTCGGCTGCTCCCAAAAACATGGGAGGAGGGGGATTAGCCGGCTGTGTCCACGTAATATCATCTGCCATTGCTCACCCTCTATCCTACAAATATGCTTAGTGGAATCTTTGCCTGTAGATTCTGTGTTGATTCCGCCAATGTTGCGTCACTTGCGACAAGGCTCTCATACGTCATTTCATCAAGCAAAGCCTTAAGTTCATCTCTAAGAGTTGCCTGCTCTTCTTTCGCCTGGGATAGCAGTGTGTCACCATTCAACGTAACTGACTCTCCTGGTATGGGTATTGTGGTAAATTTATTTCTTATCAGCCCTAACATTTCCTTAGAAAGTGCTAAAGCAAATCTCCTGATCCACTGCTTACCCATTGAATTGATGTTGATATACGGTATATTGGCAAATGGCGCCGTATTCATGTTGTTAACACCCGTAGTTCCCGTATCAACCCCATCAGAATCAAGAAGTGGGTTTTCATCTACAGTAAATTCAAACCACATTTTGCCCATATCATCGCCAGATGGGAGCGGAAAAACCCTTAGCTTGTTGTCTCTTAGTTCATATGAGTAATGAGACACTCTGGTATATAGAGAGTCTTCATATGCCATAGCCTGGAGCTTGTTTTGCCAAACGGGGATTACTTGAAATGTGCTGTCATCAGCGTATTGTCCATATGTTGATAAGTTGCCAACAATGTTTATCCCACCATAATAACCGTAAAACCTCCACATGGCGCGCGGAGATTTAAAGAAAACCTTTCTTATTGTAAATTTTTTGCTTGGGTCCAAACTCGAATAGGGGACGTTGCCAGCGCCAATACTAGAGGATATGATAGACTGCAAATCATAATCTTGTTGCTGAGCAACTAAATCAACAGAAGCAGAATAGAATGTGATATTGCCTCCGACCGCGGCTTCTGATGATATTCCCTGAGCAATGCGGCGCGCATAAGCAAAATCAAATTTCGGAAACCTTAGTTGGGCACCGGTGCCACTAAGTTGTGTGGCCAGAGTTCCAGCCTGTAGCTCTCCGTCACTATCAAAAGTGCCTGTCGGGCTTCCCAAGATGTCAGATAGTACATTCTTAGACTGGTGTACGTTGATCAGATACGAATACTCTAAAACCGCCTCTTCATAAGCGGCATAAACATTGTTCGCCGTCAACTCAATATCCAGCACGTCTCCGCCAAGCTTTCTATATGTAAAGGCAACTTGGTCAACGGCGCCAGAAATGAAGTCAGCATCAGTATATACACCAAATGGCAGCGAACCTGTTACATTTGCCTTTGTGCCCGTTACGGGCAATATAATGGCACTTACCGTTGAAACTGGGGATAGGATGGGGACTGACACATTGTTTCCTCCTGGAATTACACTTATAAATAGTTTGAGGACAAAAGAAAAGAGCCTCCGAAGAGACTCTTATTCTTTTTAGTTGTCGAGACTAATCTTAACCAAGAAGATCAGTTACAATAACTAAGCCGTACATATCCGGTCGCACCATCTTCTTGGCGTACCGAGTCATGACACCCTTTCGGGGCACGAAATCTTCAGTACCAAAGATGGTTGGCGTGGTTTGTAGTGGCACATACGGTGCATAAACATAGCCGCTTTCAAGGAAAGAGCTACCCTTACGTCCTACAAGGATCACATTTCTTAGGAAGTATGGATCAACATATACATCCCACTTCTTAGAAATACTACCAGTATTGACAGCACCAGCTTGTCCTCTGTCATCATCGTGAGTAACGCGAGCCTTGAATCCACTAGTGAACTCAAGAATATTCGCCACTTCAGGACCACAAACTAGAAAGTTTGCTCCGCCTCGAAGTGTCTTACGATGAATCTGAGCAGACACGTCATTGACTGTCTCTAAGAGGGTTTCATACCACTCAGAAACGTTGCCAGTAAAGTCTGCACCAAGAATCGCCTCGTTAGCACTAGTGCTAATCGGTGCGCCAGTTTCTCGGTTCAAGAACTTGCCTGGACGTCGTGACCAAAATTGCTTACCAGCAGTTGCATCCTTCACGAGATCTTCAAGAATTTCTTGGTCAATCTCAAGAGCAATTTGCTCAGAAAGAATACTGGTTAGCTCTACCTCTGCATCAAGATTATGATAAGCGTTGAGGTCTTGTCCGAGTTCCGGGGTCCACTTAGCTTTAAGCTTCTTCGTAACTGCGGTGACCGCTACACTATCAACCTTGATGTCGATTTCTGGAATATTTTCATTGTTTTCCAAATCCCATCGAACATCAATGAAGTTATCGACTTCAACATAGCTCACCGTGTGTGCGGTCACTGCGCCAGCAGAGAGAACGGCTGGAGTTTCAGAACCAGATGCCGCAACAACAACCAAAATATCAGTTGCGCTGGGGCCTCCCGCTCCACTCAGTTGACTTAATCTACGAGCTTGTCGGCCCGAACCAATCGAGTCAAGAGTAATGGAAATAAGATCATCACGATTGAGTTGCGTTAAAGTGGCGACTGGAATGCTACCAACCCACACAGCGGTTCCAGAAGCAATATCTGGATCGAATC